GTATTCGTCCTTCTCGCTCGGAGGTTTGCCTCCGTGGAAGCGGTTGATGTGCCAGCCCATCTCCGCGAACTGGTCGCAGAAGCCGGTGCCGAGTCCGTCGGCGTCTCCCCAAATCTGACCGGCGGTTAGTCCTTCTGTTTGAAACATCTGTATGAATTCGCGTGCCGCCTGCACTGTGTCTCGCTCCTGCCATGCTCGGACGATGCGAGCGTGATTCCCGCGGCGAATTGCCAGAACGTTTTCGTCCCGTCCCGCGGCGAAGTCACAGAATGCTACGATCTCGCCGTGAGCGTTTTGCTTCGGCTGAGCATCGAGTGCATTGCGTAGCAGATCGGGAGCGAGAACCAAGCGGTCGAAGTCCTCGGTGAACTCAGCGAGGTGCTTTGAGCGGTAGAGCGGATGTGATTCGCCATACTTGATTCTGTCCAGTTCCCGCTTCTCCGCGCTGATATGTGCGCAGTCTGTCGATGGCACGCGAATCGTCTTGTAGAGGCTGCTGTTCTTGTGGAATGAGTCGTAGAACTGACCGCGCGGCGCTCCAGGTGATGAAACCCAAAGTTCCATTTTCCGCGTGCATCGGTCGAATGCTTCGAATATCGAGTCTGGCACCGTCTTTGCTTCGTCGATGATGAGGAATACTGGATCCACATCGCCGCCGATCTTCGGGTGATGCCCTTCCGCTCTCCCCGGGTTGTCGGTGCTGAATCCGAACGCGTAGCCGCCCTCGGGTGTGCGCAATTCCTCCGACATGAAGCGCCAGTGTGGGAAGCGATGCTGATACACCTTGACCGCGCCCCAGAGCTGCTTCTCGATCTGCATCCACGAGCCGCTGGTGAAGATGCACTGACCGCGCGGGAACTCATGCAGGAACCACAGCACGAGCGGTGCCACAAGTCGCGCAGTCTTGCCGCTGCCGTTCGCTGCGACCACGCTGGTCGGCTGTTCCATCGCGACCGACTCCATGGCTTCGCACTGCCAGAGGTATGGCACGATGCCGAGAACTCGGACGCAGAATTCTGTCGGGGTCATTTCTTCGCCTTTGCCCGTGCGATTTCAACGAGGGCAGAAAGGTTTTTGTCTTGCTCGGTGGAAAGCGGAAGTTGCATAACCGGCGTGCCGTCTGGACCGCTGATCTCTTGCTTGTCAGCCTGTCCGAGCATGTTCTTCCCGAGGAAGATGAGCATGGAAACATTGCCAGCGAGTGCAACCTCGATCTGTTTTTTACGCAGTCGAGTTTTGCCATTCTCACGCCCTTTTGCAATTACCTCCGCAAAATGACGGTCGAGCGTATCAACTGAGCATCCTACGATAGCCGCGATTTCTTTGTTTGGACATCCGATGCCTGCGAGCTTTTCGACAAGGTCACCGTCGATCTCTAGCTTTGGTCTGCCTGCTTTTTTTGGTTTTTCACTCATGAGTCGTCGGATTGGAGCGCGGAGGTCAGACTTGCACTGCCCTCTCCCTGCTGGATGCAAGGCGCATCGACTGCGATGCTTTCCGCGCGTTTTGGTTTGCCGAGATACATTCCCGCGCCGCGACGCTCAATTTCACTAAACGGTAAAATCGGAACTGTCAAGCGCGATTTTGCGGCAGGATTCAAGAAGTAGATGTAGCGGAGTTGAAAGCCGGGTAGTGGTTTTGCGCCATTTTCTTTTGCATAAGCAGATCCAAATCTTCCATCAGGAGCCATATTATTAGGATTATCTAAGGTTTTCTTTGCTACAATTTCTCCGTCTGGCATTTTTAGCATTTGCGTGTTTTGTTTTATTCCTGTCAGAAAAAATCCGCTTGCTCTGTAAATCGTTCCGTCTCCGCATTGTGTGCCGTCGGCAAAAGAAATAACCCATTCAATATGTGGATAGTTTTTACGGATGATACGCATTGCAATAGCGATTGCGCGACTTTCAGAGTTACGAGGAAGCCAATCGGCAAATGCCATTCGATTCAATTCGATGAAGCCATTCCATCCTGTATTTTTGACTATTCCCTGAGTTTTTCTTTTATCAATAGATGGTCCGAACTGCATTGCTCCGCCACATTTGCCGTTAAGAAATACACCGAAATGCAGTTGTGAGTTTTGAGTGACCTTTCTGGAATAATGGCACGACTTCACAATTCGCGCGGCGTCCTGCGAGCTGATGGGCTTTACGATGATTTCTTTTGCGCTCATGCTCGGTTAAATGATTGACAGATGAACGCTAGTGCGTTGCCGTTGCTGTTTTCGTTCACGGCTGACTCGCCATGCCCCATGCTTTTTGCTTTTGCGATTGCCGCTTGCACATCCTCGGCTTGCTCGTCGTGGACGGTGAACGTCATTTGTTGAAACGGCTGCTTGTCGCCATCCGCTAGTTCTGGCATTCCTGTTTCTTCCACATCGAAGGCTCCGACTTCATCCTCCGTAAATCCAAGCAATCCAAGATCGTAGTCTAATTCCCGCAGATCCGCAAGCTCCAGTCCCAGCATTTCCTCATCCCAGCCGCTATTGAGTGCCAGTTTGTTGTCAGCGATGACGTAAGCCTTGCGCTGTGTCTCGGTGAGGTGATCCAAGCGAATGCAGGGAACGTCTTTCAGTCCGAGCTTCTGCGCTGCCATGATGCGACCATGACCGGCGATGATTCCGTTCTCTGCGTCGATCAGCACGGGATTGGTGAAGCCGAACTCGCGGATCGAACCTGCGATCTGCGCCACCTGTGCCTCGCTATGGGTTCTGCTGTTGCGTGCGTAGGGAATCAGTTTCCCTGTTTCTATCTGCTCTATTTTCGGTTTGTTCTTCATGACGTAGTTTTCTATTGACGTGTTTTTCTCTGTTGGTAAAATCTTGGTTATCACATCCTCAGTGCCTGTTTGAGCGCGTCGAGTGTGGGTTTTCCGTCTCTGCCGATTGCTTGCGGTCCGAGCCTGTCGGTGATCGTTTTCCGTGCCTCATCTGCCAGTTCGGGCGTGAGGTCATCGATGTTAGCATCAACTCCAGCGTTGAATTGCTTTCCGAGGTCAACGCCAAATTGCGCGACGTTCGGAGCTTTGACTCGTTCGCCTTTTCTCACAAGCTTGCGGCGCTCGGCTTCGGCACGCTTCACTGGCTCTTGGATCATGTAGGAATTGAAGCCGAACGGACCCCATGGCACATCGAAGCCACCGATGTCTGCTGCGTTCTGAAATTGCCAATAGGCGAAGTCATCCCAGCGTCTCACGTCTCCTTCAGCCTCAACATGTCGCTGCCGCTTGATGCGCGCTCCCGGGCGCCGGACAAAGCGAGCCGCGGGATTGAGATTCAGCCAGTCCTCGTTGCGCATTCTTCCCTGCCATTGAGCGAAGGTTGACGCTTGCTCTAGGTTGGTGTTGTAGATCAACTGTAAACGAGCGTTTGAAATGACATTGGTGATCTTGGTGTCCTTGTAGTCGGCAGGCGTTGCCAGTCCCTCTTGAATCAGAAACTCCGCGGAACGCTCGCGGAACTTGGCGAGTCCGGTCTCCTTGTAGGCTGTCACGATCTCCCCCGTATTTACGTCCACGATCTCCTCTGTGGCGTCCGCTTGCCAGTCCAGCAACATGTTCCGCATCTTGTTCAGAACGCGCGCTGAGGTCACTGTGGCGCTGAAAAACGAGCGATTGCGGATTGCCGGTGCCATCGCTGACCATTCGCGCCATCGGAACCACGACGGCGTCACTTTGCGCCGTGATAGGTTTTCGACTGCTTGGAGGAATGCGTTCATTTCGTTGAGCTGTTGAGTTCGGCGATTGCTCGCTTGCCCACCGGTGTCAGGTGGTAGGTTGACGGTCTGCCTGGCTGCTTTGTGATTAAGCCCTTTTGCATTAACACCCACAGGTTGTTGTTCACGCAGACTAGACCGACCTTGGCATGGTTGGCGATCTCACGCATGGTTCGACCGTCGGCAATGACGAAGATGCGAGCCTCGCCCATGCCGATGCCCAGTGAGTAGAGTTTGCTGACGATGCAATGAACCGTGGTAGTGGTCACGGAATCAAGATACAGAAATCCGAGCGGTTGGCAAGCGTGAAATCGGATCGAGTTCGCCCCTGCTCCTCGCGCCTGAACATGCGGGAGCAGAGGCATTAGTTCCCGTCCATCACTCGATGGGGAGATTCTTTATTGCCGCTTGCACGGCGTCATAAGCGCTGATCATCGCTCTGGCTTTCTCGATCTTTTTGCAGTTCGACCAGACCGTGTCATGACCGGCGGAGAAAACTAGCCCGATCCGAGCGAATGTCCAGCCTCGGTCACGCATGACAGCCTGCACGACTGCTCTGGCATCCGCTGCTTCCTGTAACCGTGTCTTGGTTGTGACGAGGTCAGGATCGACGCCCAGCTCGGCGCTGACGATTTCGATGATGTCGGAGATTTTCATGGTTTTTGTTTGTGCCGTTTTCTCATACCCTCCCACGATAATTCGTAGGCTCTCTCCCATGCGGGGTTGCGATTGTCGAGCAATACCCACCAAATGCTCTTGCGCTTGCGGAAAAGGTGCGAGATCCGCGCTTGCTTTTGTTTGTTAGTCATCGCTGCCTCCTTTCCATGCCAGCGCATCTTTCCATGCGCGTTCGTAAACCTGCGCTTCGGTTCTGCGTCCTGCATACTCGGCTATCATTTTCCGATAGCCAAGCTTGCAAGCGTCATCGATCTTTTTGCTGGTGTCAGCAACATGATCAACCCACTCAAGCAAGCTCTCTTTCCAGTCGGTAGCGTAGGGTGGGTGGAAAATTTTCGTGGCGTTCCCGTTGTCAACAGCCCACATTCCTGCTTCCTCTGTGTCTGGTTTTAAGTCATAGTGCCAAACATACGGTTCGTCTTTATCTTGAGCGATATACCTGGGTGATTCAATCCCTGCCGCTTTACAGGCTGCGAGCAGCGACTCTGATAGTTGTTGTTCTGGTGTGTTCGGCAGCGAATTGATCTTGCGGCGGAATTGACGGTGTGACGTGCAGTCTGGGTCTGGAGCGGGCTTTCCAACGCTCCATTCTGGCTCCACCCATTCCCGCGTGTTGTCATCGTAGATTTCATCCGTTGCTAAGACGATTTCGCCCATTTCTAGTCGTCGGTATTGCGTAAGTTGTTGTTCTTGTGTGTTCATAGTCTCGATATTTGATATTTGATGAAATCCATCTGTAAATACAGACCGCAGATCTCGGCTTGCTTGCGCTGGATGTTGCTGCGCTCGTCCACCGGGAAGTCCGAATACTCTGGTCGCTCGATTAGAGCCTCCAGCTTGTCGCATTGAGCCAGCAGCTCAGCCTCCAGCGCGGTCGCTAGTTCCAAGGCGCGTTCACTCATCGTCCCCTCCTTTCGTAGCTGCAATGGCTGCTCCTGACTGTTTAAGTAAATCTGTGATATCGCGTGGCTCCTCGCTGATGATTGCTATGCAAAGCGATTTCAAAGCCTCAGCCAGCATGTTGCGCTGCTTGGTCATGTCGGCAAGCTCGCGTTCGATCTTCTGCGCTTCCTCGATCTCCATCATGTATTCTGACGTAAAAGCCATGCGCGTGGCTGCTTTTGTGCGTGGAGTGTCACTCATGGGAGCCTCCTTTCTTTTTAGCACTAAAATTTTCCAGAAGCGCAAAAGACTTGCCGGGATATGCCGCTAGCCTATCATCTAAATCAATCTCCAGTCCAAGCAAGTTGGCTTCCTCAACTGACCATACGACTTTGGCAAACTTAAGATTATGCTGTTCAATCAGATGATCGTGCCTTCCACCATAGGATGCTTGTAATTCAAGATTCTTAGGAATTAACCCTAGGCGAGCAATCCAAAATGGTAACGACTTAGTAAATGCCCAGAACTGGATATCAGGTCGCGAGGCGATGAACAATAACCATCCGTCAAAGTATGACTGCGAAAAGTAGTCACCTGCCGTGTGGATTCTTACTCGCTTTGCATTCTTCGGAAAACAATTGCTCAAAACTTCATGCACTTCCTTCGCGCTTTTTCCTCGCACCGCTTCAAAGTTTGTCCAGTAGCGTTCTCTTACTGACGGGTATCTTTCGGTCATGGCTGAATAGCACTTGTATTCTTGATGCACGCCATTTGTAATCTTGCCAGTAACTCTATCTACTTTCGCAAGACATTTTTCAGCACCGGGGCAAGTAGTTCCTGATGGAATGGACCAAGAGATTGCTTTAGGATCAAAAATGTATCGGTTGACTTTTGTAAATGCTGGTTTCATTTTTTTAGTATGTTATTTTTGTATGCGCTTCCCGCTGCGTCCCTGCCGTCAATGTCGGTAGCTGGCAGTTCGAAGCCGGTATCCTCGCGGTAGAGTTGGATGAGAACTCTCAGCCAGAGAGCTGCGTTGATGACTGCGATCAGGATCGCGATGATTCCGACCGTGAGGATGATGGTGTCTGTGGTGTCTAGTTTCATTGTTCTGTGTTTTCTTTGGCGAGGGTTTCGATCTTCTGCGTGAGCCAGCCGAGCGTAGCAGCATCGACTACTGGTGATGGGTTGTATATTGCGTTGCGCAGATCTCGCATTGCGTATTCGAGCATGAGCTTTGCCTGCGCTTCGGTGAGGTTGGCGATGTGTTCGATCATGGTGGTAGTGTGTTATAGAGCCAGTGCAAGGATTGTAAAAACAACCATCGTTAAAATTGCGATGATCGAGCAAATCAAATGAACGATGATTGTTGCCCACTTGCGCCAAGGTGTGCGCTTGGCTAGTGGACGGCGGATTAGTTGGCAGGTCGGTTTCATGGCATTAAGCTACTTTGAGATTTACTTGCAATCCGCCATTCGTGCGGCTGATCTCGTTAGCTTCGACAAGCTCGCACCCAATCTCAAGCGCGGCAGCTTTGATTTTTACGATCTCTGCGGTCATCGCATCGTTTGTCGCGCTGCGGTCGCCGTTACCTTCGATTGCAACTCGCACTGTGATTTCAGCCAATACAATGTCATCGGCTTCATCTTCTACTTTCCAGTCTGCGATTGAGTATTCATCAGCATCGAAAAACTCTGCTACGATTTCACAGATAGAATCGAAGTTGAGAGTGTCTTGTAGGTTTTCAGCTACTTCGCGAAGTTCAGTA